AGATTCTTTACACCAAGACGTGGTTTATGATTTCCTTAGTTTAAGGAAATATACTAATAGCTTGTGGTTCGCTTTAAGCTGACCACGAAAGTGGAGGACATAATGAGTTACGCGTTTGATGGAAAAACGTCGTTTTCTATTGAAGGGTCACGCTGGCGAAGATTGAATCCTGATGGTTCATATCCGGCAGTAGATAATCAATTGGGCTTTGTTGGAACAGTTGATATCAGTGCTCTTATTGCGACGTCTAAGTTGGCATATCGATTAGGTGCAACAGGAGCTTTTACAGAGTTGACAATCGATTTGACAGGTGCAGCTGTAGACGATACAGCAGCAACAGTTGCTGAAATTGTAACAGATTTAAATCTGGATGCAGGTTTCAGTGCAATCTTTACAGCATCAGCAGATGCAGCAACAGGAAGATTGAAAATTGTTCAAACCGCAGATACAGCAACATACCTTGAGCTTAAAGGCGAAATTGCTGTAACATTGATGTTCGGTGCTTATAATGGTGCCGTAACTGGCTTTGGCACACACTTTGTTGATTGTTTCAACAATGCTGGTGCACTTGGTTTGCCGAAAGAAATTAAAGACTTTGAAGAAATTGAAGTTGAAGTTGGTGATGGTAGTACATTATCAATGGTTGCTTCAGCTTTACTTAAAGGTCTTAATCCTTCTTTGGCATTGGCTGATGAACTCTGGGAGCTTAAACAGCTTATTCAGGGAGGCTCAAACGACCAAACTGTTACTGGTGTATCGAATAGATATAGTCCGCCTACAACGAGTCAGACTTATCTACCAGGTTTTGCTGGTGAAGCTTATGAAGCCAAATACGGAAAAGGTTCAAACCTTAGAAGTAATATGGTTGGTTACAAGCGAATTAACTTTAATAACTGTAACGGCCTTGAAGGAGACTTAAGCAGCGATGTTAAAGCATGGGCTACATATCAGTTTAATATTCGTACTCGCGAATATACACTTGCTGGTGTGAAGTATCCTGGTTATACTGAAGACTTTTTAAGTCTTTCTGAATTTGCCAGTCTTGGCATAACATTCGGTTAAGGAGTAATGAGTGAGGGCTTCGGCTCTCACTCTTAATTAAAATGGAACAAACACACACTACAGAAGAAGTTTTAAAGATTATTGGTCCTGGTACAGAAAAAGTATTGATAGCACCATGGAATGGTGTACCAATACCTGTAACTATAGTTATGCTTAGCTCAGTAGCATTGCAGTCTTGTGGTGATTTTACTACTGTTTATACAGAGAATCCAAATGCTGAAAAGCCTATATCAAAAGTACCTGATATAGAAGCAATGCTAAAGATAAAGAATATACATGAAAATATTCTTCGTCTTTGTTTAGTACGACCTACGTTTAAAGAGTTTCATGATGAATTACTTGGTAAAGATTTTGTTAGTCAACGCCAGAGTGAATTAGCAGAAATACGTAAGTTAATAGACGAATTAGATGATGGTGATAAACGACAGCAATATATTGAACAAGCAGATAGACTTGAAATAATGCTTAGTTTTTTATTACCAGAAGATTTTATGACATTTGTTGTAGAGTATATTATGCAGCGAGATAAAAGCGATATTGATAAGCTTACACATGATATGCTTTTACGTGCTGGTTTTCTTGGCGAAAAATATAATAAAAGACCAAGTGATTATCTTGAAGGTGCATTTACAGAGAAGCAAAGAATTGATATTGATGTTGCAGCATTAAATTATGTTGCAGATTATCGAAAGATGCAAGGCATGGAAAAAGAAAATTCTGGCATGCGTTGGATAAGAGGTGGTAAAAAGCTAAATGGCTAATAAAACTGGCAAGATAGAAGCTCGCTTAGAATTAGTATTAGATGCATTAAATACGCAGATTAAGACAGCTCAGGCACAGTTGAGTGCATTTGCTTCACATGTTGAAAGACAGTCTGGTGATGCAGCTAAAAAAACGCAAGCAGCATATACTACTGCATTTGCTGCTATTGCACTTATATCTTATAAAGCAGCTAAAGCCGTTATTGCATCTTTTAAGGATACAATAAAAGTATTTGCTAATTTTGAGCAATCTCTTGCCAATACACAGTCAGTAGCAAGGGCCACTGAAGAAGATTTTCTTAAATTAGAAGAAGCAGCACGTAGAATTGGTGCTACAACACGCTCTACTGCATCTGAAGCTGCTAATGCACTTTACTATTTAGCATCTGCTGGTTTTACTGCTGCAGAAGCTATTGCTGCATTAGATGGTGTAAATGCTCTTGCAATAGCTACTGGCTCGGACCTTGCAAAAACTTCAGAAACTATTGCTGTTGTTATTAGACAATTTGGTTTAGAAACTAGTCAAGCCACAAATATTGCTAACGTTTTTACTTCTGCAATAACAGGTTCGTTAGCAACATTAGATAAATTAACAAATGCCTTTGAATATGTAGGTCCAATAGCTGCTGGTCTTGGTAGAACAGTAGAGGAAACGACAGGTACATTACAAGTTCTTTTCAATAAAGGTTTTAGCGGTGAAAAAGCTGGTAGAGCATTAAGGCGTGTATTTGTTGACTTAGCAGATTCAACAAGTATTGTAAATAGACGTTTAGCTAAGCTTGGTATTTCATTCGATGATGTCAATCCAACTGTAAATAGTATGGCAGATATTGTCGATGTACTTAATGCTAGTTACGTCGATGCAACTAATGTTGCAGCAATATTCGGTAAAATATCTGGTGCACAAATGGCATCATTATTAGCTGCTGGCGGCGATGCGATTAGGGAAATGGAAGCATCAGTAACTGGCACTAATCAAGCATTTGAAGCAATGGCTATTCAGATGGACACACTTCAAGGTTCATTCGATAAGTTTAAAAATGCAAATGAAGCATTAAAAATAACACTTGGTAAAGAATTATCACCTGCTTTAAGAACAGCAACAGATATTGCAACAAGCTTTCTATTAGCTATAAATGATATGCCACCAAAATTACTTGCTATAGTTTCTGGTGTAGCAGGTATTGCTGTTGCATCTACAGCTTTAGGCTTTGCATTAACTAAAACAGCTGGTATATTAGGCTTAACCTTTTTACCAGGTTTAGGTCCACTTATAGCTGGTATTGCTGGAGTAACTACCGCAATAGGTTTATTAGTTGCAGGCACTGCAGCATTATCAAATCTTGGTATTAAGAAAGCTACAGAAAGCTTTAGTGATATGACTAATGAAATGCAGTTAACTGGTGAAGAAGCTAAAACAATGATTCGTAGTTTTAGTGATGTATCATTTACATTAAATAATTTTGGTAAAAATGTACTGCAAGGTGCTTTTGGGACACCTCAAAGACGCAGTGTTTCAGATTTAAGTGCTTTAATGCATAGACTTGCTGATGAATATGATATAAGTATTGAAAAAGTAATAGAACTAGCTGAACGTAGTACTGACTTAACTGCTAATTATGGCGCTGAAATAGAAGCTATTAAACTAGCTGCTGCTGAACAGCGTGCACGTGATGAAATAGCTGGTGAATCTTCTAAAAAGCGTTATGATGCACAACAAGAGTATATTGATGCACTTAAACAAGAAAAGCTTTTAAAAGAGTTTTTAGCAAAATTAGACGACGATAGAAAAAGAGCAGTTGATGAGCAAGCAAGTATATTAAAAACAGCATTTAGTCGTTCAGTAGAATTAGCTAAATTGCTTGGTGATGAATATGACAGAAATGCAGACTTAAGTGATGTATATACAAGTGCAATTAAAGCTCTTGTTGAATCAGGTTTAACTGCAGAAAGTGATGGTGTACAGTCAATAATAAACTTATACAAAGAGCTACAAGCAGAGTATGGTAATGTCATAAATAAAAATAGTGATTATGCTAAGCGCCTTAAAATACAAAATGAATTGCGAGCTACACTAGCTGTAATTTCAGAAAAAGAATTAGCTGCAGCAAGAAACTTAATTGAATATGATGCAGCAGCAGAACGTGCATCTGCAACACAGAAAGCATTGAACGATTTATTTGATGCTGGTTTTACGCTTAAAGGTTCTGGTATAACAGCATTCTTAGAAGAATTCGGAAAGTACTTACAAGGTCTTGAAGAAGCTATAGATAGTACAAAAATATTTGAAGATGAATTTTTAGAAGCAGAGCAAGCATGGTTCAAAGGTCGAGAAGCTGTTCGTGAATATACTGAAAAGCTTGAACTGCTAAATGCAACGGCAATAAAAGTAGCAGAGAGTGAGAGAGATAAAGCTCTTGCTGCAGTTAAAGGTAATAAAGCAGCAGAGGATGCTATAAATGATTACTTCGATGCTTACATTAAAGGTTTAAAAGATGTTGCAAAAGCAGAGAAACTAGCAGAGTTTTTTAGCAAGCTAGAAACTGGTGTTAATGTTGCAATGGACTTATTGAGTGCAATAGATGACTTTCATTCAGCTACAATAGACCGAATGATTGCTGATGAAGAACGCTATTATGATGCACTTCAAAAGTTACGTGAAGATGATTTAGTAAAATTATTTGAAGATATAGATGCAAGAGAACAAGCAGAATTAGCAGCTAAAGGTTTACTTGAAGAAACAGAACGTGAACGCTTAGAACGTGAAATTGCAGAAGCAATTATAGCAGGTGATACAGTTACAGCTGCAGAATTGCAAAAAGAAATTGATAGATTAGACATTAAAGAAAAGTATGACGCAGAACGTTTACAAGCACAAGAAGATTATGACAAAGAGCAATTAAGATTAGAAGATGAAAAAGCAAGAAAGATTGCTGACCTTGAATATAAAGCTGCACTTCAAACTTGGCAATTAGCTGTATTATCAGCTACAGCAAACGTAGCAGTTGCACTTGCAAAAGCTATTTCAACATTAAATCCTTTTGTAATAGCAACAACAAGTATAGCAGGAGCCGCGGCAATCGGTAGTGCTATAGCTGCAAAGCCTAGTGCGCCTGCTTTTAAAGATGGTGGAATAATTCCTGGGTCAAGTACTAAAGGTGACCAGAATCTTTTCTATGGCGATGCAGGTGAATTGATAATGAATAAAGCACAACAGCAAAATATTGCTGAACAGTTAACAGGTAAAGGACAATCAATTGTTGTGCATTCATACTTAATTGTTGATGGTGAACAAATGGCAAAGAACTCTGCAAAGTACTATAATAATGGTAAGGTGGTTGTTAACTTATGAGAATACAAACACGCAATGAATTAGCTTATGCTGACTCATTAGTAATGACAAATCCAACAATTGCGTATCCAGTAGAAAATATATATGCTTTGTTTAAAGAAACAATAGCACAAGCATCAGCTACTTCTACAACTATAACAGCATCTTGGAATACATCAATTATTGTTGATAGCTTTTTTATAGGCTATCATAATATTTCAAGTATTACTATTAGACTTTATGATTCATTATCAACACTATTACATACTGAAATATTAAACAATATAAATCAAGATGACTGTGTTTATTTAAATGCAGCAGTAAGTAATGTTGCATCTTGTATTATAGACTTAGTAGGTGCAGAAAATATTTTTCTTGGTTCATTATCTATGGGTCAATACTATGAGGTATATAATGTTGTTGCTGGTTATGAGGTTGAATATTTAGATACCAGTAATTTTGAACAATCAACAGGTGGACAAACGGCACAGTTTTCTGGTACAATATTACGCTCATTTGAATTAGTATTAGCAAAATTAACAGCGACTCAAAGAGCATTGTTTATTGCTGCATACAAGAATGTGTTAAAGGGAAAGTCTTTTTGGCTTGACCAATATCCTGATATAAGTAATGAGATTGAACCACCATGGTATGGTTTCTTTTCGCAAAATATTATTGAGAATAGATCAAATAGTAATGGTTTCTATAATATAACTACAGCATTCACGGAGAGTAAATAATGGCTATTGCAAGAGTAGATTTTCCAACTGTTCCAAATCCTGTTGCAGGTGACTGGGCACTACTTACTGAATTAGTTAGTAAGTCTTTTAAGAATATAAATAATCCATTACAAGCAATAAGTGGTAATATACCACAAGGAAGTTTATTTCAAGTAGGTGATGTTATTTATTATGCAAATGCAGATTATGCAATAACAGGAACGTCAAGTAATTATGTTAAGCTTACACCTACTGTTAGTGGTGATGAATTAAATGCTGCATATGTTAGTTCTTTAACAGGTGTTAGCTGGAATAAAATATATAATGGTTACTATGATGTCAGTGGTAATTTGTATGTATTTGATGAAGCTAAAGCAATATATGCCAATATTTTAGCAGTTTCGTATACCCGTTTATTGGCTGACCCAATATTTAATGCTGTTACAGCTAAAACATTAGCATTAAGTAATAATGCCAATATTGGTGGTACACTTGGAGTTACAGGTGCTGCCAATATTGGTGGTACACTTGGAGTTACAGGTGCTGCCACTATTGGTGGTACACTTGGAGTTACAGGTGCTGCCACTATTGGTGGAGCACTTGCTTGTCCAACTATTAACACTGGTTTAGGCGCTTTCGAAATTGGCCAGAATTTAAGAACAACAGATACTGTAGAATTTGCAAATATAACAAAAGCAAGTAATCCAGTAGCCTCTGTTTATACAGACGATTTTGTCAATTATACAGTTTACCCAATAGGTAGTGTTGTTTTGGTAAATACAGGTGGAACATATCCAGCAAGGAATTCAGCATATGCAATTCATTTATATGGCACTTCTGGTGGACAATATACACTTTCAACAGACCCTAATGCTGGTGCACAATTATCTGGTATATGGCGTGCACGTGGTTACACTGGTGATTATGCCCATATGTTTCAAAGAACAGCATAAGGACAAAGTATGTATTTAATAGTAGAATTAACACGCACAGAGTCAATAACAATTTATGCAGCGCCAGCATTACGTCCTTTTGTTATTGCATATAAGCTATATTATGGTGCAAGTAATTCTGATATAGCAGACTTTTGGACAACAACATTTGGTGTTACAGAAGAAGCAAAGTTAAAAACACAAGTAACTGGTGTTGTTTATAATTATGCAATAAATTATTCTCTTAAAGATAATATTAGTGACTGCTTAAACGATTTTAGAAGTTTTTATTGGGCTTCAGAAAATCAAGAATTAACTATAAGATATGGTATGCTTGAAGAATCTACATGGCAAACGCCTAATATGCAGTATGGAATAGCTATTGGTCTTACAAAGGATAAAGTAAGATATTTTGAAGATAGAGAATATTTGCCTCTAATAAGTAGTCTTGAGCCAGTGGCATATGATATAGATAAGTTTAATTATGATAAGCTTAACTTCGCAATGAGTACACTTATACTTAATAATTTAAGTGGTCATTTTAATCAGTTTAAAGATACCCCAATATATGGTAACTTAGTTACTGTAAAAACTGGTGAAGAAGGTGATACATATTCTGAGCTTATTTTAAGACGCGCATACTATATAGAAGACTATGACTTTAGTGCACAAACATTAACTATAGATATTCAAGATAGTAGAAAAGCATTATCAACACAAGTACCAACAAAATATTTTGATGTTGCAGATTATCCTAATATTGGTGACTCTGCTGTTGGTGAAGCAATACCTTTTGGATATGGTCAATTAAGAGAAGTTCCTGGTAAGTGTATAAATGAAAATGCAGTAAATGCTACAGTAAATCCGATATTCATATTTGTTGAAATACTCTCAAGTGCAACAGTTACTGTTGAAGTTAAAATTGCTGATGTTTGGACAGTGCAAACATCAGGTGTCACTGTTGATATAAATACTGGACAAGTGACAGTCGTTGGTGCACGTGCAGGTTCTTCACCAAACTTTACTGTGAGACCTACTCGTGCTGAAGTAGTTGGCATTGCAAATACATATGCTAGTGATATTATTAAAGATATGAATGATAGATTTCTTGGTATACCTTATGATACTTCTAATTATAATCAAACTGAATGGGAAGCAGAAGAAGTTTATCTTGAACCAATAGGCTTGTATATTGATAAAGTTGACTATGTATATAACTATATAAGAAATCTTCAAGCTGCATCTTCAGTAGGCTTTAGATACGATACAATACAAGGTAAGCGAACAATAATTATTGACAATCCAAACAAGGATGTTACAGTAGATATACTTCCGCCGGATATTTTTAATATTACAAATGTTGTTGCAGATTCTAATAAAGCTGATATGTACAATAAAGTAATTATTGGTTATAATCAAGCAATAGAAAGCAAAACAGCATTAAGAAAAGAAAATTCAGATTACTATAGTATATCTTTTAGTAATTATAAAATTGTTAGTATTTATGATGTTATAACTGGACTAAATAGTGAGCTTGCTGCTACAAACAGAGCAAGTATTCAGGCAGAAGATTTGCACTTAATAAGAAGAGTTTTTAATTTGCGTGTTTATGGCGATAAGTTTTTAGACTTAAAATTATTAGATATAGTGAATGCAACAATAGATATTAAAAAATTTAATATAGAAACTATTACTACATTACAAGGTGTCTTAAATTCACAAGATGTAGTAGAAGGTATTTATAATAGTTTAGAAGTAATAGAAGGTATGCTTTCGTCAGTAATAATTACTGACGAATCTGCAAATCTTTTTGGTACTATTCGTGGACAAGTTATAGCTGTAAAGCCAGACTATGACTTAAAAATAAATGATATTAAAATAAGGGAAAGACCTTATAGTCAAGTCTGGGAGGACATTTATGGTTGAGCAGAGAGTCATTAAATTATACACTGATACAGATGCTAATTTATCTACATTAAATCCAGTACTTGCCAAAGGTCAAGAAGTTGTTGTTACTGATTTATCTGATGCGAATAGAATATATAGAAAAATAGGCGACGGTATAAGAGCATATAATAGTATTGAGTTTGAACACTTTTTAAATAATTATGATAGTTCACTTAATTATGCCGAAAATGATATCATCCAATCTGCGGGGCAATTTTTTATATCCTTAGCTGATGATAATCAAGGAAATGCAATCCCGGATGCTTCGACTTCGCCTCCTTACACCAATGCTTGGTGGAAGATACTTGAGCTCGGGGGGAGTGTAGCGCCGTTTTTTACCTTAGGGGAAACGGTGAGTCAGAGGGATGTTTTGTACCTCTCGACCGATGGAAAGGCGTATATTGCCTCGAATACCGACTACGACCACAAGAATGTCATTGGGTTTGCCGTGACGAGTGGAGATGCGGATGATGAGATAAAAGTTCTTAAAGTTGGGAGCTTGATTGGGTTTAGTGGGTTAGTTGCTGGTAAAGCTTATTACCTGGGTGTTGATGGTGGGGTAGTACTTAAAGAAACTGTTATTAAAACCTCCTTTTTAATCAATCTTGGTATTGCCACAAGCACTACAGAATTAGATGTTAAAGTTGGTATTTTGGAACATTCTCAGCCTACGCCAAATCTTTGGAGTGGGTTAAAAGGTGCATGGCCTTTTGATGAAGGACAAGGTTTAGTTGTTAAAGATATTTCAGGTGGGGATAATGACGGGGTGCTCTCGGGCTTTGGCCCGGTTGCGGAGTATCACTTTGATGGAGACTTAAGTGACGAGCAGGGCGGGGCGGATCTAACCATTGCGCCGGGGACGGCAACTTATGAAACGGGGGTTGTTGGGCAGGGTGCTGGTGGTGGAAGTTTTGAAGCTACCGGGATAACTCCAGGGCTTACGGGGAGTGTTAGTTTTTGGGCTAATGTAAATGATGGAGGCGTGACGACATCTTTATATATGTTTGATAATTTAGACGCAAGCACTGATAATGTTTTTCTACGAACAGGTCTTAATAAATTTGAAGGGTATTTACGAGATGTGACTGATGGACATTATTATAGCTTTTTAAGTGTTCCAATTATAGAAGACGAATTTGTCCATTTTGTTATTACTTGGGATAACGGGACAGTAAAAAGTTATGTTAACAATGTTTTCAGTGGAACTGCTGATGCTATAACCACCGGATGGTATCCTGCGGACCAGGATTTTCTTCTTGGTGTAAATTATAACAGCACAGGCCAAGTAAACGACGACTTCCGCATCTACGACTACGCTCTCTCCGAAGACGAAATATCCGCACTTTACAACCGTCCTCAAGAGCCCTCTCATTGGGTTGATGGGGTGAGCGGGAAGGCTTTGGCGTTTAATGGGGTGGGCAGTTTAGTAACGATTCCGAGCGGATTACCTCCGGGGGATATTACTGTTTCGTTGTGGCTGAAGGCGAGTAAGGTTGGACGGAGGTTTATATGGTGCCAGTTTATTGGTTCAAACTTACGAAGATATTTTGCCTTTGCAATAAATGATAATATTGTATTTGCATCAAGAAGAGCAGACGGAACAACACATATCGAATCACAAATTCCAGCCGCATCATGGACAGAAAACACGCTTATACACGTGGTCGGTGTTCAGGACGGATTAACAACTAAAATATACTTGAATGGTACTTTAATTGATAGTGATACCCATGCCGATATTTACACCTCATTTGATGATGATGGTTTTTTTGGAGGATTGTCCGATTCTTTATGGTATGACGGAACTATAGACGAACCAATGATTTATAACAGGGCTTTATCGGACCAAGAGATTCAAGCTCTTTATCAGAACCCAGCTCTACCACAAAAATCACTGATTACTTTAAATCAGATTGATCAAAGTGCAATTGACGCTTTGAAGTTCGCTTATGAAACAAGTCTTGTTGGGTCTTTGCATCGGTTTCCGACATACAAGAACCGCCCGGGGTACTTGCCTTTTGCTTTTGATAATGCCATCTCTCAAGCGAACTACCCAGAACTTTATGCGGAGGTTGGGGACCTCTACGAAGCCATGCACGTTGCAGCTGGGGATGATGCGAGTGGAGCGGGGATGTTTTATCCGACTCCTGTGCCGGGGTATTATAGTAGGACTGGGTTGCCTGATTTGAGCTATGCCTCGACGGATAGGTCAAGTAATGCCCTCATAAACGTAACCCACCACATAAGCCGGAATGGAACTCCAATCAAGATTATTGGTGATGATGTTCCGGCCCCGCTTGTTTCTGGGACTGTTTATTATGTTGTCGTCAACAGTGCAACTTCTATAAGTTTCGCTACAACAGAAACCAATGCCATAGCTGGGACGGTTATTACTCTCACTGATGCTGGCTCCGGCACCTTCCGCCTCACTCAAGAAGGGGTACAGGTTGATGATGCGTTTCAGGGGCATTGGCACGATTTTTATTTTCACACAGGCCCGTCAGAGGGCGGATCAGCTTATAATAATATAGCCAGTACAACGGCTGATAGTAAGGGACCTGGAAAATACAATGTAAGAATACCCATAACAGACGGCGTAAACGGCACCCCCCGCACCTCCAACGAAACCCGCCCGGTTACCACGTATGAGTTTGGGTATATAAAGAGTGAGATGATCACGCCTGCCGGGGAGCCGGTGAGTGCTTTGAGGTATGACACGGGATGGGTGGCGAATAGTGATTGGTCTAACTTTATAGTTGATATTGTACATAATCTGAATGCAAATATGTCAGATTTGATGGTCAAGGTTTTGTTAAGCACGGATGGGACAGATGCAAATAGCTTTACTGTTGATACTGGTATGTATAATGCATACACAGCAGGTGCTGACCGTGCCATGGGCTACACACTTTATCAAACAGATTTAAATACAATCAATCTTCAAGGAGGTGCTAATTATTTTGTACGACTTTTTAAAGGTACAGGAACCGGAATACCAATAGCCTCTAATCCTTATTATTACAAAGTAGTAGTAACCAAACCAAATCTAATCTCCACAGTGAGTGTACCCCCAGTACGAAGCGTCACCTCTAACTACACCCTTGCCGCTCAAGATTCAGAGATTATCGAAGTCACCACAGGGGCAAGTGATGTGACTATAACCCTCCCGGACCTTGCCACGAGCCGGGGGAAGGTGAAGAGGATTTACAAAGTCGATGACGGCGCCGGGCAGGTGATTATTGCGAGGGCGGGCAGTGATACGATAACCAGAGCGGGGTTGACTCAAGTGACGCTTACCTCCAAGGGGGACTTCTGGGGACTCCGGGCACTTACTGGGAAATGGGAGTTGTTTGAGGGGTTTGAAAGTGGGAGTTTATCTGCCGGAACGCAATTTATAAAGCACTACAACTCCAAGATGGAGCAAAGAAAATTGAGCGTGCTTTCTGGATTGTCACCAAACTTGTTGAATGGTGTGTATTATGTAAATTTTACATTTACATATGACATTTCTTTCATTAGGGTTGACACTGTCGATGGAGCATTTAGGGTTGCATTTGCTGTATCGTGGATCGGATATTCGTCGGTAATTAATTCAACGGGGGTTTTGACTTCTTTTGATTTTAGGGGGATCTGTTCATCAAGTTTCTTAGCTGCAGAATATTTAGTTAGTATTGCTGGATCATGGTATTAAAATGAAAGACTACAGATGGACAGTGAGCGGGCCATGGGCTTTAGGGTGTAAGGAGACGGAGACGGAGTGGAAGATGGAGGTTGAGGGGGATGTATGCTATGTTGCTTTTAAGGGGAGCACCTCTCTGATGGACTGGAAGCAGAACTTTAGTATTTTACCAAAACTTATAAGGCCGTACAAATCAAGTGAATTTCGTTGGTATGTAAGTAGTGGTATTTTTGATAAGTTTAATTCTGTTGCTTTTGATATTAAAAAGCTTATTGATGATTTAAAACCAAAACGAATTGAAGTATATGGCTTTTCACAAGGAGGAGCCGTAGCTAAACTTTGTTGTGAATGGTTATGGTTCAATTATAAAGATATAGCAATAGAAGTGCATACATATAATGCACAAAAAGTTATTTGGTTTTGGAACAAGCATAAATTAAACAACAGATTTGAAAAGCTTAACTGTCATATTATACGTCGCGATATTGTTTGGCGTGTTCCATTTTGGTGGCTGTTGTACTTAAATGTAGGTAAGCTTATTAAATATGGTAAATTTGGAATTTCTTTTCCATGGAACTGGAAAAAAACACACATGAGCTTTAAGGAGTATGTATGACTTTTCTTAGCATCTTGACATTCATCAAAGATATTGACCCAATTAGTGCAGTACTGTTAATACTTATTTTACTAATAAGTATTTGGCAGGGATGGATAACAGTACAAGGAATAAATATTAAAAAGAAAGCTAAAGCTGTTACACCATTACAATGTCTTTATGGTAGAGCAGGTGCTTGTACATTAACTCGTTTACAAATGGAATATGCCGAGTCTGCCATAAGTGAAATGAAAGCAAATTCTTATTCTGGTTACTTAAAAATTAGAAAAGAAAAATTAGGTGGTAAAGCTGAATTAGCAAAAGATAGAGATGCGCATCATTATAATGCTGTTTTATATCAAGTTTGGGATTATGTAAAAGATATGATGCGTTATTTCTTTAGAGAAAATCATCTTGCAGATATGACGCCTTCTGAATTTGAATTGCATGCACAAAAAAGAGTTGATACTATAATGACAAGTCTTACAGAGCGCTTAACATTACTGTATTATCCGGATAGCAATCCAGACAGAATAGAATTATATGATTATAATATGCAGTATATTGTGCCAAGCATAAAAATTATGCTTAAAGATATTTTTGTAGAAGGTCGAAAATTAGCCTTACAATTTGTTGATGGTAGTCTTGATAAACATATGGAGCGTAAGGTATGAGAATATTATTTTCGGTACATAGGCAAGAATTAAAAATTATACATAGTAATAGTAACTGGACATGCGAGGCATCTTCAATTGTACGTAATGAGTTAAATGGCTGGAGACCAAATATTAAAAAGATACCTTCTGCTGAAGTTGTTCATATGATAACAATTGATAATATAGAATCTAATATACCTGTTATGCCAAGACATTTTCCAATTGGCTTATGGAATGTAACTGGCGTACAGTATCGTAATGACAAGTGGCGCGCGCCATTGATTATAACAACTGATGCTTATCAAGTATTGGACCAATGGGATTTGAAAGCTAATGGCGGTTATGCAAATATAACTAATTATAAAGTTAATGATTATCAATATCATTTGCATTTTTCGCAATCAAATACTACACAAGGTTGTATTAAAATACACACCCTTATAGACGTCTATAGATTAGCTGCAGAAAGCCTTATGGCTTTAGCAAATAAAGAAAAAGTATTATTGGAGGTAATATCATGAAGATGAGTTTTGGAAGGAAATTCTGGGCAATGGTCATTGCATTATTGTTAATGACTGGTATTCTTTTAATTGGAATGCTTGCTGTTAATCCTACACCTGTTGATGGTTCAGTATTGTTTATATACTGTATTATGGTAGTGACAGTGACATTTATGTATGTTGGTGGCAATGTTTGGAATGCTTGGATAAAAAGCAAGTATTTCCATTCTGAATTGGCAGTAAAAAATGAAAGTAAAATATAAGCTAGCTTTCATTGGCCTCTCAATATTATTGGGAGGCTTATTTATTTTAGGCCTTGTTATAGGAGTAAAACGTGAAAAGAATAAGCATAATAATAATGCTAGTAATGTCAATATTGATGGTCCAAGCACAAACAATGGAACAGCAGATAGTATTGAACATTCTGCAAAACTTAGAGAACTCCATCAACAGTATATCGACAACAGTAGACAGCTTCGTAGTGACAACGAACGAACGACTGACGTCCTTAGAGAACAATGTGGAACAGCAATCAGTTACATTGAACAGTTACGAGCAGTCTATAAAACTAATAGCTGATAATAGAACTAGCGACAATCAATACTATAATTCTAAATTAAACTCAATGAGAAAAGAATATATTGGTTTATGTATTGCAATAGGTGTGGTAGAGCTTATTTTAATTGGTATGACGTCTGTAATAATTGGAGGTAAATAATGGCAAATCCAGTTGTTATTTCAATTCCTGAGTGGACATGGACAAAGATCGCAGAAAATGTTGTTACTGGTATTATTGATATGCTTGATTCAAGTATGCAATATTATCAGACATATCGTGTTACTGGTGAAGCTGCACCGACAGCACCAAGTAATTTAGTTATACCAACAGAAGCTGTACGCATGTTTCAACAAAGTAATAGTGAAGGTATATCTGCAATTACTGGCATTGATGTTTATGTACTTGCATTAAACACTGATGATGACGCTGTAGATGTTGGTAAAATAAGGGTGAGCATATGATTGGTCATGGTCCTAAAGAAGGTTTGTCTATTGGTCGTTTTGGCGATACAAGATGGGATGATTTAGCCGGCAGTCTAATTGCTGCACGTTTAGATATTGCATCTGGCCGTTTACATTATGATTATTTTAATGGTGGCGTTATAATGGATAGCAATGCACGTTATCCAGATGAACCTATTGTTATGGCATTACAATTTAAGCATGCAATGAGATATGGTGCAGGAGCAGTATTAAGACCACATCTACATTGGTTGCAACAGCAAAGTGCTATGCCAAACTTTTTAATAGGCTACAAGAAAGTAGCACAAGGTGCAGCGACTACATTTGAAGTAGACTTTTCAAATTTTACACTACTTCATATACCAACAAATGTATTTACTTATACAAGTGGTACACTTGTTCAGATAACAAAGTTTGCTGAAATTGATGCTTCAGACTTAAATTTATCTTCACAAGTTACATTTGTTCTATTTAGAGATACAGCCAATGTCAGTGGTTTATTCAGTGGTGTTGACCCAGTAGCTGCTGATGTTACTGTATTATACCAAGACCAGCATGTACTATTAGATAGTACAGGAAGTAGTCAGGAGTATGCAAAATGATTGGTAATGGCTTGCCTAAAGAATATGATGTTAATGTACAGTCACAAACAAGTAATTTTTATAAGTATTACTTAATACAAGAACTTAAGACTGACATAATGCTTACTTCTGATATAGCCGTTGACGATACAGTTATAAATGTTACAGCAGGGCATGGTTTTACAGGTGTGGGTTGTGAATGTTTAGTTTTACGTGATGGTGATAGCGTAGCACAATTAGTTGTTAAAAGTGTCAATGTAAATGCAATAACTGTACATATGCCAATTGCTGATGCTTATTCAATATTAACAACAAAAGTTATTCGTGGTACAGCAGATATGAATGTAGATGGCTCTGTGACACCTATTGAATTTAAGTATTCAAGTCATGGTGATACACGTGCAATAATACCATTAGATATAAGTGAAATATCTATTGTTATGCAGCACGGAACAAATGTTCCTGATGATTCAAGATTTGGTGGTTTAGTTGAATTAACAAACGGTTTATATATAAGAAAACAAGATGACATAAAAATGAATATTGGTAACTTTAAATGCAATCAAGATTTTAGAGATACAGGTATGATTATTACTTATTCTGATAAGGCACCTTCTGGAGCATATGCCACTAATATACTTTTTAATATTGAGAATGTCACTGGCCAAGTTATTCGCTTAGACCCAAGAAATAATGATGAATTAGTCGCATATGTACGTGATGATTTAAGTCTTTTGGCTGGTATGACAAGACTACGCATATGCTTTGTTTACTCGTTAACAATTGGCGAATAATTTATTGTGAGTTAACTAATAGGCCCTCTTTTAAGAGGGCTATTTTTATATTTTTTTCATACAATTTTTTCTTACCATTCTTTGGATTTACTTTTTCAATAAACTCACTTTCTTCTAACAGTAGCATATGTGTAGACAGTTTAGTTAAAAATAAACTATTGTGTAAACTTCTTTTGTTCAGTATAGTTTTTAATTCTATTACGTCTGTCATACCCCAATCAGCAAGATAATTATGCACAAATACAACTTCTTCATGCGTTAAGCCTGAACATTTCTTTCTCATGGTATTCCCTTAAAATAGATTCTTATAGGTTTTCTACAGTCATTGACTAAACAAATTATATACAATAATGAATATACGAATATCACCTAAATATAATCTTTATCAGTCAATGACTATTTAGAAGATTATTTATACAATGAAGTATTATATTTATCAAAGTTTAATTCAACGAGTCTTTCAAGGTGTAAATGTGGACCAGTGGACTTTCCTGTATTACCAACATAACCAATTATTTCGCCCTCTTTAACTAAGTCACCTTCATGGATAATTGTTTTAGATAAGTGTGCATACATTGTTATGCCTTCGGCATCCATTATTCTTATCATTCCACCGTATATTGGATGTCCTTTGTAATAGCCATTTGGCGCGGGCCAATGGTCAATAACAATACCAGCAAAGCATGCACGTACAGGTGTTCCTTCTTCTGCAGCATAATCAACACCTCGATGAAAACCTACTTCACCACCACTCGATACTGTTGGGTCTCTTCTAAAGCCAATACCGGATGTTTTAATAAATGGGCCATCTATCGGATTAGATATACTTTGTAGCCCCATTGCAACCATTAAAAATAAAACAATAAATCTTTTCACTATGTACTCCTTATTTTATAAGAGTAATGCTTTTAAGACACTACGATTATTTATTAGGTCTTTTGTTTCGCATAAAAAATATCTGGCCAATTCTTTTTTGGCATAACATTCAAAAATATTTAGTTTATTCATTACATACCAATTATCTTTTATTGTTAACAATAAAAAATATTTTTCGCTTACTTTTTTGCAATATTTATTATACCAATTAAGTTGCCCTGGACGCCAAGGTATTTCTATTATATCATATCTTGGAACTTTTGTCAACTCTTTTAATTCAATCCAGCCAGATATTTTCCTATATCCATACCATATATCTGGTATACCTATACCCGTATCACCAGACTCAATTGGCTGAAACATTATTTCTGGCAATAAAGCAAGTAGTTCTTTACGCATATACTTTTCTAACATAGTAGTTTATAAGTCTCCTTCGGGTCAACATATTCTGTTAAGTCTGCCCAGTCGCTTCCAAGTTCCATATCAGCAATAATAGGTACTTTTAGGTCTACACAAGTTTCCATTATATGCTTCATTTCACAAAATGCATCAAGGCCTTCTTTAGTCTTTGGAACAGAAACATCTATTTCATCATGCACAGTAATATGTGGTGCTAGTACATCAAATATACCAGCTTTGAATATTTCGTACATACCTTTTTTCATCAAGTCTGCTGCTGAACCCTGAATCAATCTACAGAACATTGTATATGCTTTGTTAGGGTCAAGTAGTCTTGAGCGTCTTTTAAGGAACGTTCTAATATAACCACGTCTTTTAGCAACATCTTCAACAGTACGAATAGTTGCTTTGATAAAAGGTGCATGACTATGATATATATTAAGTGTTGCATAACAATAATCAAGTTCCCACTGAAAGAATTCAGCCATATGCTTTGCACCCATTCCATATGCTACACCAAAGTTTAGGTTTTTGGCATATCTTCTTTTAAGTCCTGTTAAGTCCACAATATACTGATGATAATCTGTACGCGGATTAGCATTATATTTTGCTCTTACTTCTTCTGAACCTTCTCCTCTTGCAAAGTGTGCCATAAAACGATACTCAATTTGTGAATAGTCAATCTTGCCCCACCAGCAATCATCGAATGGTATAAAACATTCACGCGATAATCTACCATAATATTCATCAACACCAATAGAAGGTATTTGTTGAAGATTTGGATTTGCTGAAGAAAATCTACCAGAGCGTGTGCCATAATCATCAGTACGCATATTATAGAAGCTACAATGAATTAAATCATTGTCGCTTACAAACTTTACAAGACTGCCATCAATAAAAGTATTTAATACTTTATCTGCTCTTTTTAGTTCACTTAAATCTTTGGCAAGTTGCATACCTACTTCATCATTATAAGGTTGTCCATCAGGAAATGTTGCTTGACCCTTGGCTACTTTTAAAAGATAATCTCTTGGTATAGATGCATTACCTTTAACTGTTGTTGGATACGGAATACCACTTTCATCAAACAAAAAAGCAAGATGCTGGGTACTTCTATAATTAAAATCGAAGCCAGCATTTTTTGTAAGCTTTGTTTTGTAGTCGTATATTTTCTGTTCTAATTCTGCTGCATTTTTGTCTCTTACATTAGTTGATATTCTTACGCCTGTTTTTCTAAAAAGTAGTAGTGCCCATGTCAAGTCACACTCTAATTCCATTAAAGGTAACAAATCTTCTTTTTCAAGTAATGGCTCTTGAACATGCCATACTCTTACAGGTAAACCAATATCTTGCATAACATAATCGTATACCATATAATGTGGCATCTTGTATAGCCATTTTCTTGCATCACCTTTTAAATTATTTATTGCACAGAATTCTTTTATCTCAGCATCATTTTTGCCTTCATCAAAATATTTCTTGCCCATAAAGTCAAGTGTATATTTGCCTTGATTTTCATCAAGTAATGCTTCTGCAATTCCTACGTCTATAATTTTACCTTTTATTGGTAATTGACACCAATTTATAAGCCAGTCTAAATCATACATAAGTCTTTGACCAATTAACAAAGTTGATTCACTTATTTTGCTAAACTGTTCTCTTAAGTATTTTAAATTTGTTTCTCGTATATTCTGTGTACAATCATAGTGGCCGAGGTTAAGGTACATTTTATTGCCATGCGAATCTTCAATACCAACACCAAGAATATAACCATTTGGATTTTTAAAATCTAATGGTATACTTCTATATACTCCTGGGCCACCTTTCTCTAAATCTGGGTCAAAGGTTTCTATATCTATTGACAAATATTTGCTAGAGTTTAATTCTGGATATTGCTTCATTTTTTGTCTCCCTTACTTTCTTTGCTACAAGATAACATTCATCAGTACAATATTTTTTAGCATGATGTGTTGTTGTAAATTCTTTGCCACATACTGCACACTTTCGTATACCTTGTTCTTTTGGTTCATAGCATGAATTCTGAAATATGCGACAGCATTCAACACAGCAGTATTTCTTTTTACTATCATTTGTTTCAAATTCTTTGCCACAATTTCCACATATTTTTTTAACCATCGGCTTTTTGACATATCTGTATTTTTTTTCATAAACTATTTCTCTGCACTTATTGCTACAGTACTTTTGAAAAGGTCTATACTTGACAAAAGTCTTTCCACAGCATTCACAGTGTCCAATTCCATATTCCATGGTATACCCCTTAAATAGATTCTTATAGGTTTTCTACAGTCATTGACTAAACAAATTATATACAATAATGAATATACGAATATCACCTAAATATAATCTTTATCAGTCAATGACTATTTAGAAGATTATTTATGCTCATTATTAAGATAGAATATTTTTAAACGTTTTAATTTAAACTCTTTCATAAATGGCACGAGTTCATTATTAGAATCAAAAAATCTTTTTAGCTGTTCTAATACAATTTCACTATCTGCTATTTCTTCGCAAATCTTTTTAGAATTAGTATAAGAATCATCACGCATGTACTTTGTTAATTCTTTTGTTAATTCAGAAAATTCTTCAATAGCAACACATAGTTGGTGTACTCTACCTTTTTTAGTTTCTAATAATTCATATAACTTATCGCATTCAACTTTATTTAACATTTGTTATTCCTTATCAATAAAAACATCTTGTCTTTGGCCAAAGTCATATTCTATATCTTCAACAAATATAGGCATATTTATTTTAAACCAATTATATAATTTGCGCATACATTCAGTCATTTGTGGATGGTCTTTACCAAATATTCTTATTTTAAGTATACTTCGCCATTCTCTTAAATTAGTCGTCATAACTAATTCTGTTTTCATTGCCAATGGTAACATTGCCCTTGCTTGCATATGGCCCTCTTTACAAGCAAAATAATTATCTTCAATAGTCTTAAGTTCTTTTGTATACTTAATAAAATCTTTTACGCCCATTTGGTGAATAAATGTAAGCTCTTTTTTCTTTGCATAATTTATATAATGGGTACTTTCTTGTGAAAATGAACAGTGCCTATGTCTTACAAGTGCATTTGCTATCGCTCTGTCAGTAATAAACCTAAATGTTAAACTGACATGTTCTAATACAGATTCATGACCACTTTTAATAAGTGCTCGTATAAATCTGTGTGTAGTTTCATCAGTTATTTTAGCTTCTGATTTATAGCATACTCTTCCTGCAAGTTCAATGATTCTTGCATAATCTGCATACCAATTACTTGGCGTAAGACAGATGATACTTTGTTTAATAATTTTCATAATTCTGCTCCTCAGTATTTATTTGGTCTTCAATATAGCGAATATCTGTTAAGTTTATAAGTTTACTTTCAATAAACAAATATGTATACAGGGCATTTAATTCTTTTATTGGTAGCCATTTATCTTCTTCTTTAAGTACAACGTTTTTTATATCTCTATAAGTACAAAGAACAAGTGTATGTTTTTGCATATTGACATAGTAAATATAAGAAAGCAATCTATCTGAATCTATATAAGTATCACGTTCAAGTACTGTTGAGTATACATATTCAGATATTATAAAACTTCTATCCATTACAACATCATGATTTCTAAGTATAAGCATTTCTTTTGATGCTTCGCTTATAAAATCATCTTCTCTTTTTGGCTTAGTATAATTATGCACATAAAAATAGTCTGGATTAAGTAACAACCAATTTTTAGCAAAAGTAGTTTTTCCTGTGCCATCAACACCTTCAATTATCGCGCTCATTTATTGCTCCTTTAGTATGTCAAGTGATTCAAGTAGTACACTGTAACTATATTTCGTACTTGGATATATAATGTGTAAATTATTTTTAGCTCTTGTACAAGCAACATATAAGCATCTTAATTCACTATCAGAAAATTCGGTAACATGTTTATATACTGTTCTTGTTATGTCCATTAACAGTAATACATTATCTGCTTCGCCTCCTTTAACACCGTGTATAGTGCTCACTAATATTTTTTCATCACCTAATTCTACTTTATTTTTAATTAGCTGCTTGTAATAAAATGCTTCATCAGGTGTTAAGCTTAACGCTTCAAACCAAGATAATCTATGTATATTAACAATATCAAGTCTAAGATATTGTCGAACATATATAGCATCTTCTTCATTTAATAAGCCAGTCTTGAAGGCTTCAAAATTATTTATTGCTCTAACAATATTCTCATTGTATGATAGTTTATCTTTAAATTTATAAACTTTGGCTTGCTTACGTAATTCATCAGTATATACGGACAAGTGATAATTGTTACGCCCTAAGCAATAATAAGTTTCATTTTCTTTAAAGTCAAAATTTTCTACTGTATTATGAAAAAATATACCTCCACCATCTTCAATAGGTGCAAAATTCTTAGCTACTCTTTCAGAGATTAAGCTTGTTATTCTTTTACTAAAATCTAATAAATTCTTTTTCAAACGCCAGCTTTTATCAAGAATTATTTTTTCGCCAGCAATACTTAGAAACTTATGAACATCGGCACCTGTCCATTCATAAATTGCTTGGTCATCATCACCTGCAATATATATTCTTTTAGCATTCCTAAATAGAACGTCACAAACATCCCATTGTAATGTTGTCAAGTCCTGTGCCTCATCAATAATAGCAACATCAATATCTAAACTATTACCTTGCTTAACAACTTTTGTTAATAAGTCTGTAAAATCATACTTGCTAATATGCTCTTTAAAACGTTCATAATTATTTGTCACGTGCTCAAGGTCATGCAAATTTATATCAATTGTTTCAAGCATTTGTTCATAAGCTTTTGGATTATTTTGTTTCAATAAGTGTAAGTGTAAATATCTATCATCACTATGATAAAACTCTTCTGTGTAATAGCCAACAAAACGCATGCCCATTGCATCTGAAAATACTTTATAGTCTTTGCGACTCATCATATCACTTCTTGATACTCTAAGAACTTGAAAGCATATTGCATGAATTGTTTTGAAATAATTAAATGCTTTATTTGGATAATCAAATAATTCACGTGCTCTTGATAGACCTTCTTCTGCACCTTTTTTAGTAAAAGAAACATAAGCTATTCTTTCTGGCGATAGAAGTCTTAATTCTTGTTCAAGTATAGTCATTAGTTTTCTTGTTTTGCCACAACCTGGGGCACCAAATATTATTTCTTTATATTGCATATCTAAAATTCCTTATTATCCTCTTCATAGTCTTTAAATTCAATAGCAAAATCATTACCACTAATTGGCAAGTAATCTCTATCAATATCTGCAGCGCGTATTCCTGTAAGTCTTAACTGTGCACTAACTTCATCACGACATGTAAACTTAAATGTTTTCAGGTCTCTTAATAAACCATGTATTTCTGCAACACTATATAGTTTAAAACCTTTTATGTCATAAACAAAATCTATTAAATCTTTTGCTCTAAACAAATATACTTGTTTATTTGTATCAAAGAATACACGCTTTGCTCTTATTTGTTGATACGATGTTGCCATTGCTCTGCCTGTCAAAAACTCATAAAATAAATTATGAAAGCGCATAAGTGGTGAAGTATCATCTTCTTTAGCGACTGCTTCTATTTTTAAGTCTGCTAAAGCTTGATTTACTAATTTAAACCATTCTGTTTGCTTCATTTTAAAAGGCAAAAATCTAAGTTCTCTTAAGCATAATCTTAGAAATGTATCTTGCTTTATAATTTCATCTTCATTCTTAAAGCGTAAACGTTTAAATGGTTCAAGTTCTTGAGCCTTTACCTCCCATTCATAATATGGCGCTGCTGCAGCAAATTGAACCATATTACCAAATATAAGATTTGAAAAATAACCACCATCTTTGCCAATACCATATTCTCTTGATTGACATATTTTCTTGTCGCAAAAGTCTACGCATGGACTGACAGTACACTTATATGTATAATCTTTACGTCTTAATGATGCAAGTATTGTTGTTTCTAACTCTTTAATAGATAATGGTTCTTGCATAGTATCATTTATTTCTACTAAATTTGTTTCAAAATAATTTTCATCTTTCTTTTTAAGATATACACCACAAGAAAATAGAAAATTATTTCTGCCATTATTTATATCAAGTTTATTCAACATTGTTATTGTTTGAATACAAGGTGGTGCATCTGAATAAGGCAATTCTTTTAACTGCGTTTCAAACATATCTACTGTCGTAACTTTGTCTTGAATATAGTTTAAGCCATCATTCAAATTAAGTATTTCACCATTACGTATTGCTGCTTGCTGTGAATTAAGACCACCAAAATATGGTATGTTAATCCAATTGCCTGTTTGCCCTGGAGCAAGTTTCAATTGTTTAGGAAATATTTCTAAACTTTCATTCTTAATTTGTTTTACTAGTAAACTTATGCCAAATACTTTTGCTGTTTTTTTGAGTAATGATTGTGCACTTGCTACACTTACAAACTGTCTAAAGAATACATATATATGCAGTCCTTTTGACTTACTATAGAAAGGTACTAGTGGTAAATTGTATCTTTCTATAGCAGACAAATAAGGCATTAAATTTTTGTCATATATATCTATATCTATTACAGCAAACTTGCACTTTGCATCACTAGTTATAGGCACAATACCAAGACCTTTTTCACCTTTTAAATGTGCCGCATATAAATCTTGTGTAACTAACTTATCTGTTACTGTTGTATTTGTACCTTTTTCTTTTTCGCCCTCTTCTGACAAGGCATACATATGTTGTCCATATGCCTTTTCATTGCCAGAAAATAATGCTTGAAAAGTATTAAGCTGCAATGGACTAATTGACATTCTATACCTCAGTTATACATATTAAAGACTTTCATATAAGCTACTTTTAGCTTGTTATCTTTGCGTAAAAATTCAACAACAGACTTAAGCTTGTCCATTACTTCTTTTTCAAGCTCTGCAAAAGAATATACATGATAGCTAATTCTATGCACATCTGTAAGTAGACCAAGATTATTGAATTCAAATACAATATATTCGAAGTCAGCTATCTTTTCACAAAGACAATATACTTTATGCTGCCAACCACTAAGATAACTACCTTGTCCACGATAGTTGCCTGTAGTCTTAATATCTATTATTTTATTTGGCAACTTTACGTCAATCTTACCATACAAAATAAATTCTTTATTATCAAACATAACAAATTTCTTTGCTTTGGCTTGAAAATTACTATCTGGCGAATGAATCTCTTCATATGCAGCATTAAACTTGTCTGTTAAATCAGCATCGATTTCATACTTTTCAAGTTTCTTATTACACAATGCATCTTCAAAAGCCATTCCACGTTCAACAGCTGGATTGCTTGTCCATTTTCTATTCAACATATTAGATAAGTCTATATATGCTTTTTCTTTCCATGAAGGCGGACACTTGGCAAGCCAATCCATGCTATTCCATAATGTTGGTGTCATCAATAATGCCATTTTAACTCCTTGTTAAAGTAAAGTGAGCCACTTTTACATGGCTCACTTTTTGTTTAAAGTTCGTCGTCACCAATTTCGTATGAAGTATCTTCACTACGTGTTTTTGGTCCCTCTATTTGAGCATAGTCTGCAGAGCGATTTGGCAATGCCTTTCTTTCGCCTGTTATAAGAGCATACTGCTCTTCATTGATATAGTGGTCAAACTTAATAACAGGTGTGTACCACTCATTCTGACCTGATGTTTTAAGCTTAGAGCTTATATTGAAAACAAGATAGTAAGGCATCGCCCTCTTATTGCCATCAATATAGTGTGTTGTCATTATTTTATTCCATTCTTTCGCTACTTTAATACCTGTAGACGACATTGAATAAACAATAACACCTTCATGCTCATGACCTTCAATAATACCAAAGTATGTGTAATACTCTGTTAAGTCATTGCCTGCACCTGTTTTCCATTTACCAAATGTTTTATCTGCAGCAATTCTCTCTGCATTTTCAGGTGTGTGCATCTCAACAAAACCACCACGATTTGGTTTCCATTCAATATAAATACGTTCAAATTTAAGAACGATAAAATTGAAGCTTGCTCCATAGATTTGTTTCGTAGTGCTGTTAAAAAACTCACCAAGTTTTAGGTCTTTTATGTAGGCATCCTTCTGTACCTTGACCTCAGGAGATAATTCCTGTGCCAATTTTAGAAACGGTATGGCAACCGTACTTGCGTTGATTCCCTCAAACCCGTCGAGTGCATCCTCTGCTGCGTGGATAAACTTTAATTTTTCATCTGCCATTTTGCTGGCCTCCATTTGCGAATCTTACTCGCGTTATTTATAAAGGTAATTAACAATTACCTATTTAATCTTTGTTGTTCTAAGGTCAAAAATATTGACAAATTCTGGTAAGTTGTCTCTACCTAATTGCTTAATTAGGGCTTTAAAGTATGCCTTTTTTGTTTGATGATGAATATCTTCTTTTGCGTCAAAGTCATAATCATTATCCATCAAGAAATCCATAAGCTTTGTCATTTGTTCTGCTTCCATTTTTGCAAATGCACAGTTTACTTTGATTATGTCTGTTTCATTACGTTCAAGCAAGAAAGTCTTGAATGCCTTATCATCAGTAACTGTTGCAGATATATCTTCTTTTACAGTTACTTTTCTGCCATCTGTGAGTTTCATTTCTGTAACACCATGAGATAACAAGAAGTTTGGTATTTCTTCCATTGAAATACGGTTGAATGTTTTCTTAGCAATATTAAGTTGCTCTTCGATTTCTGCAAC